ATGAGTTGGAGCGGCTACGCACCGAGACGGCGAAGCTCAAGGCGGACTTTGAAAAGCAAGAGCGTGAACGCGAGCGGGGTGAGATTTTCTTCGCTCTCTTCATGTTTGGAGCGGGACTCTTTCTTGGATGGGCATTGTTATGAAGTTAGAAGTGTGCATCGAAGGCGTGAGTGCAATCGTTCGGGCGGAACTGAACGAGACGCTCAAGTGCCTTCAGGATGATTTAAAGCGCCGCAAGAAAGGCAATAGCATTGCGATCTTTCACATGGACAAGGACGAGGACGTTGCCGAATTGCAGCGGCACATTGATGCGATGAAGTTGGTGCTGCGGTATTACGGAGAGGTGTAAGCATGCGGTATCACTACATCCGCCCAGTCCAAAACTATAATTTTTTAAAAAATAAACCGGGCGCTTCCGAATTTGCGATTGCCGAACAGTTTTTTAGTATTCAAGGCGAAGGTCGATGGACAGGTACGCCTGCATGGTTTATCCGCTTGCAAGGATGTTCTGTCGGATGTCCGTGGTGCGACACTAAAAACACTTGGGAGTTTTCCGATTTTAAAACGCCATTAGCCGACATCATCAAAGGAATTTCATACGACGCTCGTCATGTGGTAGTAACTGGCGGCGAACCATTTGAACAAGATATTCGAAGATTGCTGCATTCGTTACACCATGAGGGACGAATGGTGCAGATAGAAACAAGTGGATGTTTTGATGTATATGGCCCCGGTTGGATTACTGTTAGTCCCAAGTTTTTCAAACCACTTTCCAAGCAGGCTTTGTGGGCTGCTTGCGAGATAAAACAAGTGGTAGCGAGTCAATCGGACATTGATCGGCTGTTATCAGAAGTTATCCCGCATATCGGCCAATGGACACCTGTCTACCTACAGCCCGTCAGCAATGGAAAACGTGCGTTAAAACTGTGCATTGATGCTTGCAAAAAGCATGGGTTTCAACTTTCCTTGCAAACTCACAAATTGATAGGAATTCCATGATTCATTACCACGGCACACCAATGACCCCGACGGCTGATATGATTAAAAGTTTTGCGGCAAAGCACGCCATGGTCAGTTTTGAACATCCGTCTCAAATGGAAATAGCTGCGGAGATTTGCCAATCAGTTGTGTTGGACAATGGCGCATTCTCGGCATGGCGACAGAACAAGCCGCATGATTTTCAAGGTTATGCGATGTGGGCAGAAAAATGGTTACGGCATCCAGTAGTAGATTGGTGCGTGATTCCAGACAAAATTGATGGCACAGAAAGTGACAACGATGCGTTGATGGCTGACTGGCCTTTGCCAAAGTGGCAATCTGTCCCGGTATGGCACTTACATGAGTCATTAAATCGGCTTGAACGATTGCTAGAGTATCCGCGCATTGCTCTTGGCTCATCTGGAGACTATTCCGTTGTTGGGAATGAAAGTTGGTGGAAGCGAATATGCCAAGCAATGTCAGTTATTTGCGATAAAGACGGGAGACCAAAGACAAAACTTCACGGGTTGCGAATGCTTGATCCCGGTGTTTTTAGCAAGTTACCACTTGCGTCGGCGGATTCTTGCAATGTGGCTAGAAATGTTGGAATTGATACTCATTGGAGAGGCCCATACACCAGTCAATCACGGTATGTGCGAGCGACTATTTTGATGGAGCGAATTGAAAAACACGCTAGCGCAGCATATTGGTCAGAATCTGCCGTCGCCTCTTATCAAAACATGGAATTATTCGGGTAATGCGTTATGTCAAAAACGATTCGGGCGAGGGGCAGCGAGTGATCTCGACTTTTGTGTTCTTTCATGTGGGTGAGGACTTGTCGATGCCGACCAAGATGGTGGGGTCGCTCAAGGCCGTGATGCCGAGCGCCGAGGTCGTGATGTGTACCGACGAGGCTACGCCCAAAGTGGACGGCGTGTCAGAGGTCAAGCGCAGCAAGGGCGACCCGGAGCAGATGATGTACTGGCGCACGAGGGCGTTTGCGGAGGCGAAGATGACCCGCCCTGCGATGTACATTGATACGGATATGCTCTTTGTGTTGCCTGTGAACCCGGCTGCGTTACTGGGGGAACGTGAGGTGATCTTTTGCCGTCGTTCGTTTGATCGGGACGCGGGGTTCAACGGCAAGCAGCGGGACGGTGCATTTAAACAATACGATGGGATACCGCTTGGGGTGTTGTACCCCTACCTTGGCTGCGCGACGGTGACGAAGAACTACCATGCTTGGAAGGGCATGACGCTCTTGATGGGGCTGATGAACCGGAACTTGCGGTCATGGTATGGCGATCAGGAGGCCCTCAAGGTGTACTCGCAGATCTTGTACCCCGAAGCCGTGGGTGAAATGCAGGAGTTGGACTACGCCTGTCTGCCGGACAAGGCACCGGAGGGTCATGTCCCTCACATCATGCACTTCAAGGGTGCCGCCCGTAAGCAAGCGTTTCTGAATTCGTTTTAGGAGAAATGGATGAGCGAAGAATTTGATTACTTGAAGATCCCTGAGTCGGAGAAATCCGAAGAGGTCTGGTGCACGATTGGGGAGTCCGGTGAGTTGGATGTCTTCAACTGGGACTTTGTGGAGAAGCAGGCTGCGGTGTACGACAAGCACCCCGGTAACATTCCCCGCGATAACGTGCAGATCATTTGCAAGCTTGCGGTATTGATTCGCAAGCAGACGATTTTCAATTGCATGGCGGTCTTAAGCAAGTATGCCGAGCACCCGCCTGAAACGACTGTGATCTTTATGCGCGAACCCGAGGTGAGCAATGATGAGTAAGGAAGACCCGACCCTGCGTGATTACTTTGCTTCGGCAGCGGTGCAGGGGTTACTGGCCCGTGACGACAGTTGGCAGAACCCTTGGGACATTGCCCGCGATGCGTACAAGATTGCCGATGCCATGATGGATGTGCGCGAGGAAGGGAAAGATGACTGACCCGTCGCTTCGGGTATTTATCGGGTGGGATTCTCGCGAAGACATTGCCTATCAAGTGGCGAAGAAGTCTTTGGAGTTGTACTCATCCATTCCGCTCGACATCGTTCCGATAAAGCAAAACGATCTGCGCGAACAAGGCACTTATTGGCGTCCGGTTGATACGCTCGCGTCTACGGAGTTCAGCCTCACGCGGTTTCTGACTCCATATCTCGCGGGGTATTCCGGCTGGGCCTTGTTTTGCGACTGCGATTTTCTTTTCCGGGGGGACATCGCGGGATTGCTTGACTACGCCGACGGGGCAAAAGCGTGCTTCGTGGTACCGCACGACTACCGGCCTACCGAATCGGTCAAAATGAATAACCAACCGCAGCACGTTTACCCTCGCAAGAACTGGTCAAGTTTCATGTTCATCAACTGTGAGCATGAACAAGTTAAGCGACTCACGCCAGAGATTGTGAATACGGTGACACCCGCGTATCTTCACAGGTTTGAGTGGCTGACGGACGACGTGATCGGGCATCTACCGATTGCGTACAACTATCTTGAGGGGTGGTACACCAAGAGTGACTGCCCGAATCCCATTGCTGTGCACATGACCCGTGGTGGCCCTTGGTTCAAGGACTGGGTAGATGTCGAATATGGCCGCGAGTGGATGGCCGTGGTATCAACGATATGAAACTCACCAAAAAAGACATCATCGCCAATGTTGAAAATCTATTTAAGGCGAAGAAGTACGAAGACGCGCTAGATTTATGTAACTACGGCATCGCCAAGCATCCGTCGAGTGGGATTCTGTGCCGTGCGAAAGCCAAACTCTTGCAAACTATGGGTCGGTTTCGCGAGGCGACGAAGGCATACAGTTTGCTGATTGACACGGGCGAGGCGCTTGCTGAGGACTACTACAACCGAGGCATGTGTTACTCGGAGCTTCAGCAGTACGAGAAAGCCATCGCGGATCAGGACAGTGCGCTCAAGGTAGATGCGAACTTTTACATGTCGTACATGCAGAAGGGGGCATCGCAATGGGAGTTGCGGCGGTGGGATGACGCGCTGGAATCGTTCAGGAAAGCGAACGAGATCAACAACACCGACCCCAACTGCCAGTGGATTCTGGGTCTGCTCTCGTTGCAGATGAATGATTTCAAGACCGGCTGGCCCTTGTATGAGACGCGGTGGAAGAGCGAGCGGTTTAAATCGCCGCGATTGAATACCGACAAGCCGCAGTGGACGAAGGAAAGCGGTGCAGAGTCGGTGCTGGTGTGGGGCGAGCAAGGCATCGGGGACCAGATCATTTACGGTACGTTGCTGCCGACTGTGCGTACATTGTCCGGACAGATGACCGCGATGGTCGAGCCGCGCTTGATTCCGTTGTTCTCAAGGTCGATGCCGGACATTGAATTCATTGCCAACACCTCGCAGGTTCCGGCGGACAAGCATGAGACGCAGATCCCGTTTGCTTCGCTTGGGGCATCGTTGATTGAAACCAAAGAAGACATCATCCGCTACGCCAAGCGTAATTACCTGAAGGCGGACGAAGCCAAAGCGAAAGCGATACGCGAGGAGCTTGGTATCACGGACGATGACTTTGTGGTGGGCGTGTCGTGGGTCAGTGCCGCGATGAAGATTGGCCCGCACAAGAGCATGAGTCTTGCGGAGATGATGCCGATCTTTTCAATTCCCGGTGCAAAGTTTGTCAATTTGCAATACGGCCACGTCAAGCAGGACTTGGCGGACTTTGAGGCCAAGCACGGCGTGAAGATCTTGCAGTCCTCGGTGGATTGCTGGAAGGACTTGGACGGACTCGCGGCGTTGTGCCAAGTGTGCGATGTGATTGCGTCGATCAGTAGTTCCACGGTTCACATGGCCGGTGCTTTGGGTATCCCGGTGATGCTGATGGATGCGAACAAGCTCTGGTATTGGGGCAACAAAGAAGGCGACCGTAGCCTGTGGTATCCATCGGTGCGCATCTTCCCGAGAGACTACGTGACCGCCTCTTGGAAGCCGCAGATTGAAGCCGTGGCCTATGCGATTCACGAGATGAAAAACGCATGAGTTGGTTTCCGACTGTGGCGTTGGCTGCGTTATGCGTGGCAGCGTCGTGGTTGTTGGGCGGCGAACTAATTGACGCAGTGTTGTTGTATTTGCTTTTGATCTTGGTGGACAAAAACTAATCTCTAACACAAGAGGGTTGTTTTATGTATGATAACGAGTCCCCGCCGGGTTCATGGAAGAAGGAACTCTCGGCTGCACCGTGGGGCTACGGACAGAACCAGAATCAGAAAGTTAGGGATGCCTTAGCGGCGATCAGGCAGCGTGGCATGTGGACCGAGGCATCGGTTCTTGAAACAGAGATTACGACGCTCAAGGCAGAAATTGGGCATTTGATGGAGAGACTAGATGAAATTAAAAGAGACAAGTAAAACGACTGGGGCGATTAGGGAATACCTTGCCGAAATCGGGCGCAAAGGTGGCTCTGCGGCGACGGGTGATAAGAAGCGTCGTAGCCCAGCGCATTACAAGAAGATGGTCGCAGCACGTCGTAAGAAACGTAAGCAGAAGGCCAAGGCCGATGAGTGATCCGGTCAATCATCCCGAGCACTACCAGCAGAATGGGATTGAAACGATTGACTACATCCGTGCGGTGCTTGGCAGCGAGGGCTTCGTCGCCTATTGCGTGGGCAACGTATTGAAGTACGCGAGCCGCCCAAAGAAGGGCAAATACGCGCAGGACTTACGCAAGGCGGCGTGGTATTGCAACCGCGCAGCGGACGAACTTGAGAGGGCGGAAAAGATCTGATACAGTTTGATTGTGCTATCTCCTGTTATGGAGTTCGCCCCGGATTGAGTGATTACTCTCCGGGGCATTTTTTTACCTGCGTACTTTGTAAACCCGCCGCTCACGACCGGGGCCATTGGGCTTGATAATGTCTTCCATGATGTCGCCTGACTCCAATAGCGTATTGAGATACTCGTTACGGTCACGAGCCTTCATGCCTTGGCAAGCCTTGGCGAGTTGGGTGCCGCTCATGCCGTCCTTACCGGCGTCACGAATAAGCTTGAGGATCTTCTTGTGCGCGGCTTCGATGTCGTTCTCTGCGACTTCGCGATACATGAGTTCAGCGGTGTAGTTGAATGACCACCGAGCAAGATCCGCTCCCATCTTCATCACTTCAAAGGTGATGACCGGTGTATGCGGATTACGTGCGATGGCTTCAATCATGGCGAGCTTCACCGAGATTTCTGCAAAGCGCACCCAGAGGTAGTCCTTCTTGCGGGCGCATTGAATCTGCCAATCCTTGAGCTTGTTGTACTCGTCGAAGGCATCGTCTTCCCACTTGACTTGAATCGGTACCACATCGGAACTGGCGACGTGCTGAATGTTTGAGAGATTGCCAATGCCGACAGGGACAACCGATGCCGCTTCAATGACATCGCGGATGATGTCCTCGGGTGGATTCTGTCCGCCCTCTGGTACTTGGCTGTCGGGGTATTCCTCAAACGATGGCATGAGCAGAATGCGGCTCATCGTGCCGTTGTCCAGCATCTCAAAGGTCAGCGCCTTGGTGAGCGACGAAGGCGTCGTGGTACCAAAGAAGTTGAAGTTGGGTTGCTTGATGTCAAGACGCTTCCGGTCTTTGTTGTCGGCGTACTCTTGACCGTGATACGTGCCACCGCTGCTGGAGTAGATTTCAAGCAGGGTCTTGATGATGTCCTTCTGGTGTGACGCTGCCGTTTTAGCAGTCAGCGATTGCAAGTAAAGCCCCATCTCGTCGAGGTGAGAGATGCGTGAGGGGAAGTCGTGCAGGGTACGCAGAATGGCAACGCCTGACGAGAAGCGGTCGCCTGAGATGTAGTTACTCAGATTAGCATCTTCCAGAATCTTCTTGACCTTCTGGCGTGAGTGGTCCTTACCGGCACCGGGTGTGGCGACGGCAATGGAGAAAATGTTGCAACGGGTACCAAACGAACTCATCGCGTAACGTCGCCCGAAGATTGCGCCAAACATGCAGATCGTATTCATCAACGCAAAGGTCGGCTGTGGCTGCTGGGCGCATGACAAGATCCAGCGTGTGACGCGACCCACGAGCGAGGGGCTTTCAAACCATTCGTTCGGGAAGTTGGACTTGTTGCTCTTGGTGAACTTCTTGGATTCGGTGAGGCCCGTCAGATCCACCCGCACTTCTTTGGCCGGGTTCAAATTTAAATGCGGCGCAGGTACCCAGCCGTTTTGCTGAGCGTAGTAGTAAAGCGTACCGGCTCCGATCTTGGAGGGCGGCGACTTGCTGTAGTGATCCCACCGCTGCCGGGTCTCAAGGCTGTTGTACTTGCCGGAGGCTTGCGACCACTGGTCAAAGACGATGAAGCCCTTGCCTTCGGTGGCGCAGTACACTGCCATGCCGATGCGGTTCCAATCGTCCCATGAAAGGTCTGGGTTCGGTACAAACTTGAGCGCATCTTGAACGGCAACGAGCGTACCCGTGAGCCCTTCGATGGAAGTCTTGACATCCTTGTCGGGGATGATGGTGTGCTGGAGCCGAGTGCGCCGAAGGTTAGGCGGCAGGGTTTTGTACGCTGCCTCACAAGCCTCAAGCACCTGTTGGTGGGTCACCAACGGCAGCGACTCTAACGGCACCTCGTGAGGCGCAGAGAAGGGCCACTGGTACGGTTTGCCGGTCTCCGGGTGGATGGCATAGGCCACGAACTGCTGGCCCACACCGAGCACCTCAATTGGGTGCATGCTGACCTTGGAGAACGGCTCGTTGGTGCGATAGAGATAGAGCGCCTTTGGGGATTTACCGATGCGCACGAAGTCGGTCTTGCCGAGCTTCTCCTGAATCACATTGCCGACCGCAATGGCAACGGACGAATCGAGTACGTCCACGTCTACCGCGACGACCTTACCCGTCAGGATGCCGATGCCTGCGTCGGGCCACTTCTCCCAGATGTCGATATGCGAACGCGAACTATCCACCGTCGTCCAGCGTGGCATATCAAACCACTGGCCATTGTCATACCGACCGGGCTTCTTGGTACCCGGCATAATCGGAACGATGGTGTAGCCTGCATCAAGCAGCTTCGCACCATGCTCAAACATGAATTGATCAGACATTGACGACTTGGACCTCAATGCGCTCTTCGTTGTCGTACTTCTTTGAAGCGACGATTTCACACACGGCTGCGTCATCGTCAAAAACGATTTCGTTCAGCGCGTCAAGGACTGCCTTGATGATGTTGTCAAGATCGGGTCTGGAAACGTGCCATCCCGTTTTGGTCTTGTGGGAAAAGTACGCCGTGATCGTAACCTTGACAGGACCTTCTAACATGGTCTTGCCTATCATCGCAACTTGTGCAAACGACTTGAGTGCTCGTTCGTAATCGCGAGTCTTCTGTGGCGTGTACGTCACCACACCACCGGTCTTAGTTCGACCAAAGCGCGGACGGGACTTACCAATCGGTGTCCCATGGAACACGATGTCAATCATAGGGTTACTCCAAATTCTCGTTTGATTTTTTGAGCGTGATCTTTTGTTGGCCGCAGGGAATCCTTAATGTATGCCGCAAGGGTGTTGCGCGAAATGCCAATCAGTTTCGCGGCTTCTCGGATTGTCAAGCCCCTGCGCACCAAGGCATCGTGCAGTTTAAACCCCGGCCCCACTGAGGCGACCGAACGCAGGTCTTGCACTTTCACAGAACCCTTGGTTTTCCGCAGAATTATCGCTACCCACTGAGGCGACGGCGCACGGCTTCCCGATAGCCATCGTGTAACAGCGGTACGGGTACACCCGACCAAGGCAGCAAACTGCTCCTGTGTCAAGCGTTTCCGTCTCATGTATTCATTAAGCGTCATTGATCCTCCAAATTGCCCCCTTGCTTGAGTGACATATTGCCACCCCTTGCATTCCGTCACAAGGGGGTGTAACTTCTCACTCACTGGCCCCGCCAGTCAATGTGGAGATGTATCAATGTGGAGATGTAAACATGCGAACTGAAACTGAAATTGTGGATGATCTTTGGGCCGCGAAGCAGGCTGAGTCTGACGCCAAAGCAAAGCGGATTGAGTTGGAAGAAGAACTGATTGCACTCCTCGGTGCCAAAGAAGAGGGGCAACAGAAGCACGAAATTGGTGACTACAAGGTCACTATCGAAGGCAAGCTGCTACGCAAGATCGACTGGAAGGCATTTGATGCACACATTGCATCGAAGATTCCCGTTGCCATGCATCCGGTGAAGATGGTCCGCGAACTTGATGTGACCGGGGTGAAGTACCTCGCGAACAACGAGCCGCAGCTCTATCGACTCCTGAGCAGTGCGCTGACTGTTACCCCTGCAAAAACCTACGTCAAAATTGAATTGGGAGCATAACCATGGCTATATCACTTGCTAGTCTCAAGAAGACTGGCACCGCTCGTCCGCCGCGTATTGTCCTGTACGGCACACACGGCATCGGTAAATCTACGTTCGCGGCGCAAGCCCCGGACCCGGTGTTCATCCAAACTGAGGAGGGTCTTGATGCTGTCTCTGCAACAGCGTTCCCGCTCTGCCAAAGTTTTGATGACATTCTGGAATGTATCGGCGTTCTCGCTAGTGAGAGTCACGACTTTCAAACCGTCGTGCTAGATAGCGCGGACTGGGCCGAGCAGTTGATCCAGAAGCGCGTAGCGCAGGACAACAACGTCAAGACGATTGACGCGATTGGTTATGGACGTGGCTACAAGGCCGCTGCCGATTACTGGCGACAGTTGCTGGATGGGTTCGACCATCTGCGTACCGACAAGAACATGCAAGTCATCATGCTTGCACACTCGCAGGTTCGCAGGTTCGATGACCCACTGGCTGATCCGTACGACCGCTATCAACTTGATCTGCATCACGGCAGCGCAAGTCTAGTGAGCGAGTGGTGCGACATTATGATGTTCGCCAATCAGCAGTACAGCACGGTGAAGTCGGATGTCGGCTTCAATCAAAAAGTTACCCGCGCCGTTGGGACGGGGAACCGTGTACTTTATACCCAAGAACGTCCGGGCTGGCAGGCCAAGTCTCGTTGGTCGCTGCCCGACACCCTCCCGCTGGACTACAGCAAGTTCGCTGAAGCCCTCGGAAATTCAATGGCACAAATCGTAGGAGAGTAAAATGGCAAAGTTAAATTTTAATGCTTCAGAAGTTTCGACCGAGCAAAGCGGTTACGAGCCGCGACCGGCGGGCGACTACACCATGCAAGTCGTGAACAGCGACATGCGTACCACCAAGTCGGGCACTGG